CGACGGGGAAGCTCCAGTACCGAACACAGAACGCCCGAGGTGAAGTATTCGACCTTCAGCCTGAAGACGTTCTTCACTTTAAGGCCTTTACGAAGGACGGCATTGTAGGCATACCTCCGTGGAAGACACTCGTCGATGAGCTCGACAGTCAGAATGCGATAAAGTCCTTCATCAGTGACTTCTACCGTAACGGTACGCTCTCAAGTGGGGTTCTTAAGACGGCGACAAAATTAAACGCCGAAGCCAAGCAGAAGATCCGAGAAGAATGGGAAAAGTTAAACGCCGGCACGAATAACGCCGGGCACGTAGCCGTTCTTGATGTCGGCCTGGACTTCCAACAGCTCGGCATGCAACTTGACCAGGCACAGTTCCTCGATACACAGAAGTTCGGCATTACGGAAGTCGCTAAGGTCTACCGAGTGCCGCCTCACAAGCTGGCACAGCTCGACCGTGCGACGTACGCTAATGCTGAAGCGATGGGTCTTGACTATATCAAGACAACGCTCTTGCCGATATTCACTCAATGGGAACAGGAAATAAATTACAAGCTCTTTACCGATAGGGAAAGGGCTTCTTTTTATGTAAAATTCAATGCGGCCGCCGAGCTCCGCGGTGACAGTACCGCCCGCGCCGGATACTACCGAGACATGCTAAATAACGGCATTTACACGATTAACGAAATTCGTGAGATGGAAGAGATGGACGGCATCGGTGCTGACGGCGATAAGCACTTCGTGTCGCTGAACTATACGACTCTCGAGAACCTCGGCAAGCCGATTGATACACCGCCGAAAGGAGGTGAGGGGGAATGAAGCGATTAAGTTGTTTTAATATTCGCAATGAAACGGACAGATCCGCAGACGTCTACATTCACGGCGATGTCATTGACGATGACGCTAAGGCGTGGCTGTCGGACTATGATGGGAATACGTTCGCGGGGTATGTGCTGCCGGTTGATGTACGGGATAGCCTCGAAGCGCTTAAGGGTAAAGACCTTACAATCTACGTCAACAGCGACGGCGGCAGTGTACCCGCAGGCATGGCCATTGCGAATATGATACGAAGGCATGACGGGCATACCGTCGGCGTGGTTGATGGGTGGGCGGCTTCTATTGCGAGCGTTATCTTGTTCGCATGTGATGAAATCAGAATGCCGAACAATGCTTTCCTGATGATTCATAAGCCGAGCGCGGCCTGCTGCGGCGACGCTGATGACATGCTGAGGGTAGCGACCATGCTTGACACGGTCCAGGACGGCATTGAACAGGTTTATCGTAACAAGGCGAAAGACGGCACGACGGATGAGATGATTCACGATGCTGTAGAAGCTGAGACGTGGTACACGGCAGCCGAAGCGGCCGAGATGTTCGACATCACCGTTGAAGACACCGCCGTTCAGCTCGTAGCGTGCAGTAAAGGCCTTGGTTTTAAGGCCATACCTGAAGCCGTGAAGGCGGCCAAGACCGCCACAGAAGAAGAAAAGCCGACCGACAATACAGACGAACGTATTCGTCGGCTTCATATTGAACTCGAATTACTTAAATAAGGAGGACAAAACCTTGACAGAAAAAGAAAGAGAATTGCGCCAGTTAATGGCCGAAAAACAGACCAAGATTCAAAACCTTTTAGCGGATAACCGCATCGACGAAGCGGAATCTGCTACCGAAGAACTCAAAGCGATTCGTCGTGAGTTCGATATCGTGCAGACGATGAATGATGTTGTTCCCGCGGCCGCTCCGTTCGGCGGCATGCCGCAACAAGAAGAAGCGCAAGACGTTGACACGACTCACGTATTCGCACAACTCTTACGTAATCGCCACGATTCTCTCAGCGATACGGAATTATCCTTTGCCAAGTCTATGGCCGTACGCAATGCGGCGAACATGAACGAAGGTGCTGGGGAAGCGGGCGGCTTCATCGTTCCGACGGATGAACAAACTAAGATTAACGAATTGAAGCGTGCCCTGAATCCGTTGTCCGCTTTGGTTCGCGTTGAAAATGTAAACACGATGAGCGGCACAAGAGTGCTTGAAAAAGCGTCCGACATGACGCCGTTCGCGTCTGTGGCAGAGTTTGCCGCTATTGGCGAAATCGACGGGCCGAAGTTCACTCAGGTCAAATATGCTATTAGGAAGTTCGCGGGGATTCTTCCTATCTCCGAAGAACTCTTGGCCGACTCCGACCAGAATCTTTTAGCGTATGTGAACGGATGGCTTGCTAAGAAGTCCGTTGCAACTGAAAACGCTCAGATTTTAGCCGTACTCAAGACGCTTACGAAGGCACCTTTGACGAACTTGGACGGCATCAAAGACATCTTGAATGCCACACTCGACCCGACGATATCTCTGATGTCTTCTGTATTGACCAACCAGGACGGCTTCAACTTCCTCGACAAGCAGAAAGACACGGACGGTCGATATCTCTTACAGCCCAATCCTCTGGACTCGACTCAGAAGCTCTTGTTCGGTAAGCCCGTAACGGTTGTATCGAATAAGGTACTGCCGACCGATACTTCCGTGGCAAGCACGAAGAAAGCACCGGTCATCATCGGCAGCTTCACGGATGCAGTCGTTCTCTTCGACCGTCAGGCTACGACGCTTACAGGTACGTCCGTAGGCGGCGACGCTTGGAAACGGGACAGCTATGACGTAAAGGCAGTAACGCGTATCGACGTTCAGAAGTTCGACGATAAAGCCGTTGTATTCGGCGAATTGACTATCTAAGGAGCTGAAAATTATGTTACTGAATGACGTAAAGCTCTATCTGCGAGTCGATGACTATACGGAAGACGAAGTCATTCAGGGCATGATAGACGCAGCAAAGCAGTATATTCAGACAGGTACGGGCGTTACGTTCGACGAGACGAACGCCCGCCATCTGTTAACACTGAAGATGATAGTAGCTCATTGGTACGATAACAGGGGGCTCGTCGGGAACACGACGGAGCTTCCATTCACCGTCACCGCACAGCTACTTCAGATTGAAGCCGAAAGGAGAGAAACCTAGTGAGTGATGTAATTCAATACGCTAAGGTCATTGAGCCGTGCGTATATAAGAACGAGTTTTATGAAGTCGACGATATTATTACGGGAACAGAAGAAGAAATCGAACAACATGTCCACTTCGGATACGCTGTTCCGACAGAAGAAGCCCCCGTAATTGAAGAAGTCGTAGAAGAACAGCCCGCTGAAGAACCGGCTGAAGAAGAAGCGAAGAAAGGCAATAAATAATGACAACCGTATCCGACCTCAGGTCACGGGTGGAGCTCTATAGACCCGCCGTCGAGTCTGACGGTCAGGGCGGGTATGACGAACGCATGGACTTCGTGAACACCGTATGGGCTCAAGTCCTGAAGCCGAGGTTCTGGGACGGCGAAGCAGGCGGCGGTCCTGTAGCGGGTATTACTCAGGGTATTACGATTCGATACCGTGAGGACGTCGGGTACGACTGGCAAGTCGATTACAAGAACGTACGGTATCGCATCATTCATATCGAATACGGCGAACGCCGAGATATGATGACACTGACCTGTACGGCTGTCGAACACCACGGGTAGGAGAGCCATATGTATATTAAGACGAATCTTGATGACGTGACCTTCAAAGCCACGGCTGACCTGTCGAAGTTCAATGACCTGACGAAGGAACGGATCCGCGACGTCGTACGGCAGAAGGCCGCCGAAGTCCAGGCTAAAGCGATTGAGCTTGTGCCGAAGGACACCGGAAAGCTCGCTAGTCAGATTCACTTAGAGTTCGTGAACTCTGAGAAGTCGACAGCCGCCAAGGTCTACACGAAGAACAAGATAGCACACTTCATCGAATACGGGACGGGCGGTGCAGTCATCGTACCGAAGAAGAAGAAAGCCCTAGCCCCCGGAGCCACAGGATGGTTCATGGCGAAAGCCGTCATACCGGCTCGCGCGGCTCACCCGTTCATGAAGCCCGCTATTGACTTCGTACGGCCGTCTATCGAGTCGGCAATTAAGGAGGCTATTATCCGTGATAAGTAGAATCCCGTTCAATGCGGTACAACAAAACGTCTATCAACTGCTCTCGACAGGGCAGACGATACCGACGTATGACAGTGTCCCGACAGGACCTGAACACATGCCGTATATCGTTCTCGGAGAGTTTCACGGCTCGCCCGTAAATGAGAACAAAACGACGGTGTATCATACAGTATCTCAACAGATACACGTATGGACGAAAGGAAAAGGAAAAAAAGAAGTAAACGACATTCTTGATGATGTCGTTCATTTACTTACGAAGTACGACCTGAATCTCAACGGATATACGCAAATCGGTACGGCGACTATCTCGCAGTATCAAGCGTATCAGGAGCTCTACGCTGATAAGACAAGCGCTTATCACGGGGTCTTGTCTGTTGAGTGGGTACTTCAGCAAGAATTAAATTAAGGAGGAAATACATGTTAACAGAAGATAAGATTAAGAACCTTCCTGTCATGGAAGACAACACAACGGCTGTAGCCGGTAAAGATACCCTGGTCTACATTGCCCTGGATAACGCTCCGACGTGGCTGCTCTTGGGTGGTCAGCGTAATAACCCGTTGTCCCGCAAGGCTGATTCTATCGACGCTACGTCGAAGGATAGCGGTAACTACGGCGATAAGCTCCCCGGTATGCTCAACTGGACTATGTCTTATGAAGGCTTATATGTTATGAACGACGAAGCGGTTGAAATCTTAGAGAACCGTTTCAATAACCGTAAGCCCGTATTTATTCGTCAGGAATATCCGGATGGCTCTTACCGTACGGGTTGGGCGTCCGTTACGACACTGGATGAAGACCACAGCTACAGCGGCGTTTCTACCCTGAAAGTGACGTTCGAAGGCAAGGGTGCTATCTCTGATATCCAGAAGCTGTCTGCTGTTCCGAACCTCGGTGCGTCTACGAGTACAGTGTCGAAGGCAACCATCCCCAATATCCCCATTACGATTACGCCGGCCGAAGCCAATGTACGTTCGGTCATTATGGCCGACGGCACGAAACTCTATCAGGAAACTGACTACACTTACCGTCAGGGTGCCCTGAAGCTCTTGAATACAGGAGCCCTGAAAGACCACATTGTAGTCGGTGACAATCTCATTACGATTACGATTACAGCCGACGTTAAGCTTACTTACAAGCTCAAAGTCACGGCTTAATAGAAGTGAAGAAGAAGGGGCGGTCGAAAGGCCGCTCTTTTTTATTATTATCCGTAAAGGAGATATGAATATGAAAACAACACGGACGCTTGTTGTCGGTGATAAACGATATGAGGCATACCTTACGATTAAAGATATGCGAATGATAGAGCGCGAAATCAGCCAGTCTCTCTTGTCGATATTCGACGCCAGTTCGATTGCCGTAGTCTCTCGAATGACAGCGAACATCGACATTGACCTCGTCATGGCCGTTCTCAGATTTGCCATTCACGACGAACGGCACGGTCAACGATCCGATGATGAGCTATATGACCTTATTGATGAGTATTGCTCCATCGAAGGGCAAACGATGGATGATCTAGGCGGGTTTGTGATACAGCTTATTTTTGACACCGGACTATACAACAAGGTCAAATTTAAGCCTGATACAGGTAAAGCAAAAAACGCCGAACCGACGGCGCCGAAGAAGAAGGGACGGTAGTCGTCGGTTCGATGGAAGAGTGGGTCGATGCGGCCGAGCCTGTTGCTTACGGCATGCTGAACCTCAAGCCGTATGAATTCGAAGAAATGCAGATACGCGAATTCAACGCCATGGTGCAAGGTCACCTTCGGCGAAAGCGAGAACGAGATGAGATGAACGCCTACTTCACGTACTGGCAGCTAAAACCTCATCTCGGAGAGAACTCTTCGCTCACACCAGCTGATATCTTGGCGCCGCTCTACCCGGACGCTAAGCCAGACCCAAAAGAAGACAAAGAAGAGCTCATGAAAGCGTTTGGAATGTAAAGGGGGATAGCCATTGGCAACTGTTGCAGATTTACTTATTAAGATTGGCGCGGACGGCAGCGGGCTGTCCTCAGA